TCTCTCAAGAGGCGTAGAACAATACCATCGAAGAAACATCTTCATCACAAGTGAAATTTTTAATTATTCGTTATGATTACATTTAAAAAAGTACGCTGGAAGAATTTCCTATCCACAGGAAATAATTTTACCGAAATACAGTTAGACAAACACAGAACCACTCTTATTAGTGGTGAAAATGGTGCTGGTAAAACAACACTGTTGGACGCTATAACTTTTGTCCTATTTGGTAAACCATATAGAAATATTAATATTCCTCAACTAGCAAATTCAATCAATGAAAAAGATTGCATGGTTGAGATTGAGTTTATTTCTGGTGGTATTGAATATAAGATACGCAGAGGATTAGCACCAAAGATCTTTGAGGTCTATAAGAGTGGCAAGATGGTGGATCAAGATGCTAAGTCCAAAGACTACCAAAAGATGTTAGAAGAGACTATCCTAAAGATGAATTACAAATCATTCTGTCAGGTTGTCATTCTGGGTTCTACAAATTATGTCCCATTCATGCGTCTTCCTGCAGCAGATCGTAGAGGTATAGTTGAAAATCTATTGGATATCAATGTGTTCTCTGTAATTAATACTTTGCTAAAGGCAAAGATGGCTCAGATTAAAACAGACATATTGGATCTCGAACATAAGATTGAACTACAAAAAGAAAAGACTATTGCTCAGAAGAGACACATTGAAACTCTAGCAAGTAAGAACAAAGAAACTATTGATCGTTATCAAAAGGATATCGAAGATTCCCAAAAACAAACTGAGGAACTTCAACAAGAGATTGAAAACAAAAGAAAAGCAATTGAAGAATTGATTAAACTGTCTTCTGAAATAAATGTAGATAAAGATGTTGAGAAGTTGACAGAACTTGGAAGAAGCATCTATTCTGAAATTAAAAAAGCAGATAAGGATATTTCTTTCTATTCAACAAATGATCATTGTCCTTCTTGTTCACAAAAGATTGATTGCAACCACAAAGAAACTGTTCTTACTGAAAGAAACAATAAGAAGTCTGAGTTGCAAAAAGCATTAGATATGCAACAAAAGCAAATGACTAAGTTAAACGAAAAGGTCATAGAGAAAAATACCATTACAAACAAAATATTACTTGAACAGAGAATGATTCACGAGATTGAAGGTCAAGTAAATGCTAGCAACAAGTATATCAAGAAGTTAAGAACAGATATTCAAAGCATCCAATCAGATACAAAGAATATTGATGAAGAACAAACTAAACTAAAAGAAATGGGTCAAGCAGGTAAAGAATTAGTTGAGAACAAATTAAAACTTAATGATGATATGCAATATTATTCTCTTGCTTCTTTCTTGATGAAGGATACTGGTATCAAGAGTAAGATTATTAAGTATTATCTTCCAATTATGAATAAGATAATTAACAAATATCTTGCACAAATGGATTTCTTTGTTCAATTTGAATTGAGTGAGTCATTTGAAGAAACAATTAAGAGTCGTCATCGTGACATCTTCACATATGATAGTTTTAGTGAAGGTGAAAAACGAAAGATTGATTTGTCACTACTATTTGCATGGAGAGCAGTAGCACAATTAAAGAATTCACTTAATTGTAATTTATTAATATTTGATGAAGTATTAGATGGAAGTTTAGATGATGTTGCTACTGAATCTTTTCTTTCTATCCTAAAGGGGCTTGACAAGAATACCAACATCTTTGTAATATCTCATAAGTCAAAGGAACTATTACAGGACAAGTTCCAAGATCATATTACATTCGTTAAGCGAAATAATTTTAGTAGAATAGATCAATGAAAAAGAAAAAGAAGAAAGTAACCCGTCGTATTGGTCGTGGTGATTCTGTAGACTCCCTGATTATGGGCAGTGAACCCGTGTGGAAGGAAGCAGATAAGTTAACACCTGAAGAATATGATACCAAGATTCTTAAAGCAATTAATTGGTACAGTTATTCCTGTGATAATAACCTATGCAAGCCTTGGGTTATTGATTGGATGATGAAGAATGATTATTCAAAGAAAGATATCAAGTCTGCAGCAGCATGTGATATTAATGCTATGGAGTTTATTTACATTGGTAGTCGCTGCCGTATTATGAATATGGGGGCTAAACTTCGACCTGAAACTCTTGATATGATTAAAAAGAATGTTGTTTCAATTATTAATTTGGGCAATACTAAACCGATGAAGGTCGAAGATCCAAATAAAGAAAAGGTCAATGTTCAAGAAAGAATTCAAAAGAAAACTATTGAATATATGTCAGTAATTGAACAAAGAGTCGATGAAATTATTGACTCTGCTGAAAAAGATGGTATAAAGAATATAGACCATTCTGAATGGTTGCGTATGCAAGGTATTAAATCTGTACACCACAAGAAACTTGCAAAGGTACTTGATCCACATATCAAGGAACTAAAGCAGGCGTATAAGGGAGATCCCGATCTTAAGGAGGGGTTCTCATTCCTTGGTAAGCGTAAAATCAAGGTTGTGATCAATACTTTGGAAGACCTTAAGGATATTTTGAGTACAAAATGATTCTAGTAGACAATACACAAATTATTCTCGGTACAATTTTTGCACAGTATGACTCACCGATGGATGTAACTCTTGAACTTGCAAGGCATGTTACCCTATCCACATACAGAATGTATCGTAACATGTTCCATTCTGAGTATGGTGAACTTGTTCTCTGTCAAGACGCAGGTAATTATTGGCGTAGAGATATTTTCCCCAACTACAAAATTAATCGTAAGAAATCAAGAGCAGTTGACGATTATAACTGGGATCGTATTTTTGAAATTCTTGATACCATTCGAAATGAAGTTAAGGAAAACTTCCCATACAAGTCTGTAAAGGTTGATCGCTGTGAAGCAGATGATATCATTGCTACACTCGTGAAGCACTATCATGACAAGGAAAAGATCATGATTGTTTCAAGTGATAAAGACTTCCAGCAGTTGTTCCGCTATTCAAATGTGAAGCAATATAGTCCAATCAAGAAGAGTCTGGTGACTTGCACAGAACCAGATCGTTATCTTTTTGAACACATTATCAAGGGCGATTCTACAGATGGTATTCCGAATATCCTTTCAGCAGATGACACATTTGCTGTGGATGGAAAGCGTCAGAAGCCACTTGCTGCAAAGAAACTTGCACAGTGGAAAACCTTCAGCGATATTCCCCAAGAGTATCAAAGTAATATTAATAGGAACCAAATGCTTGTAGATCATGCATATATACCTATGGAGTATGAGAACGCCATTCTGGAAAAGTTTAATGAACAGCCAGAAGGAGATAGATCAAAGTTGTTCGACTACTTCGTTGAAAAGCGATTGAAAAATTTAATGGATGTTATACAGGATTTTTAAATAATGACTAAAAATTTAGCAGAAATAATGTACGAAGTAAGAGATGCAAAGTCTCCAGAAGAACAAGCAAAGATCTTAAAACAATATAATAGTTTTGCTTTATTCTTTTTATTAAAGATTTCTTTTTCAAATAATTATAAAAAATTAGAAAAAGAACCAGAATATACTATAGATGATTCTCCTATAGGATATTCATATATGACTTTAACAAAAGCATATAGAAGTATACCTCCTCTAATGAGCCAGGCAGCAACTCCTCTTTTGCAAAAGAAACAAGAACAAAAATTTAAACTTCTATTGGAATCATTACACTGGACTGAATCAGCATTTTTAGTAAATGCATTGATGAAAAAGATTCCAGAAACTTATAATTTAACATTTGATACATTAAAAACTTATTTTCCAGGAGAATTTAATAATGTCAGATAGTAAACATCCTAATGAAAATGATGATCAGAGAATGCAGAAAAAAATAAAAAAGAAAAGTTCTGCTAATAAAAGAAGACAAACAAAACAGAATCTAGAAAATTTTAAGTATGGTATTGACGAAGATCGGTATTACGATATTATGGACGACATGATGGAGAATTAAAATGACAGAAGAAACACCCAAACAATCAGATGAAAAAATTGAACAAGAAAAGCCAGGATTTTTACAAAAAGCAAAAACTTTTGCTGAATCTGTAGTATCCAAAGGAATTAATTCCAATAAAGCAGATTCTGGTACTAAGACACTCAGAATATTGAGTTGTCATGGTGCTGAACATTTAAAATTACCACCTTGTTCCGAAAGAAAAGAGAGTCAAAAATTCGAAGGCTCACATTTCTGCGGCGCTTGTGGCTGTGGTGATAAAGAGATGACACAACTAACTGATAGAAAGTTAGAAAATGGCGAAGATGCATACACCAAATTGGATTTCCCAAAGGTGCATTGTCCTCTAAAAATGCCAGGATTTACAAATTATGTCCCAAGTGAAAAGGGAGTATCTGAAAATCCAAGAAAAATGTTTATTGAACTCACTTATAGTCGTGAGGTAGTACAAGCCAATTCAAAATAATTAGGAGACTGTGATGACATCTACATCTATGAAAATTTCCAAGCGTACACTAGACATTCTAAAGAATTATGCGTCGATCAATTCAAATCTACTCGTAAAGCCGGGTAATTCTCTAACAACTATCTCTCCAGTAAAGAACATTCTTTCTGAAGTTGAGGTTGATGAAACCTTTGAAGTTGAGTTCGGTATTTGGGATTTAAACAAGTTCCTCGGTACTGTTTCTCTTTTCAATGATCCTGAGTTTGAGTTTGGTGATAAGTCCGTAACAATCAGTGGTTCTAACAACTCATCTGTTGTTTATCGTTATTGTGAACCGAAGTTGCTGACTGTTCCAACCAAGAAGATCAACATGCCAAAAGTAGCAGTGACCTTCGACCTAACTCAGAAGGCATTCACTGAACTTCTCAAGGCAGCAGCAGTTCTTCAACTTCCAGACATTGGTGTTCGTTATAACATTGATGACTGCAAGGAAGGTAAGATTGAAATCTTTGCAACTGACAAGGCTGATCCAAGTTCAAATTTCTACTCAGTGGTTGTTGGTGAGCATGATGGTGAGGAATCATTCAAGATGTTCTTCAAGACAGAAGATCTCAAGTTGATTTCTGGTGATTATGAAGTTGAACTTTGCAAGCAGATTGTTAGCAAGTTCAGTCACAAGGATATGGATCTTTGCTACTGGATTGCTCTGCAGGCAGACTCAACCTATAAGGATTGATAATGGAAACAAACAATGATATGTTTATCTGGGTCGAAAAGTATCGACCACAGAAAGTTGCGGATTGTATCCTTCCAAATCGTCTAAAGACTTTCTTCTCTGAGATTGTCAAGGGTGAGTGGAAGGATATGCCCAACATGCTGTTATCTGGTGGTGCTGGTTGTGGTAAGACCAGTGTTGCCAAAGCAGTATGTAATGAAATGAATCTGGACTACATTCTGATCAACTGCTCAGAAGATGGTAATATTGATACACTGAGAGTAAAGATTCGAAACTTTGCTAGTAGTGTTTCTCTTTCTGGTAACGGTAAGGTTGTTATCCTAGATGAGTTTGATTATGCTAATCCATCCAGTATGCAACCTGCTCTCCGTGGATTCATGGAGGAGTTTGCGAAGAGTTGTAGATTCATGCTAACTTGTAACTTCAAGAACAAGGTGATTGAACCTCTACATTCAAGATGCACATGTCTTGATTTCCGTTATGATGGAAAGGAAAAGAAGGAACTATCTTCACAGTTCTTTGATAGAACCAAGTTCATACTTGAAAACGAAAAGGTAAAGTATGACAATAAGGTTTTGGCTAAACTTGTAATGAAGCATAGTCCAGACTTCCGTAGACTCATCAACGAACTTCAGAGATATTCTACTAGCGGA